GGTGTTTAATAGGTCTTGTGGTCTCAAGACCGCTTTTGATTCGGGGCTGTTGGTCCCGATTTTTGTTGATGAGGCGTTGCCTGGCGACACGTTTACGCTGAAGGCGAGTTCGTTCGTTCGTATGGCTACGCCGATTTTTCCAGTGATGGATAATTTTTATATGGATGTGTTTTTCTTTGCCGTTCCAAATCGTTTGATTTGGGATAATTGGCAGAAGTTTAATGGTGAACAGGTCGACCCTGGGGACTCGACTACGTTCACGGTTCCGACTATGTCGGAGAATGTTCTAGCGGAGAGCCTGAGTGATTATATGGGCATCCCTCTAGGGGTCGTAGCGACTGTGTTTAATTCACTACATCATAGAGCTTATAATTTCATCTGGAATGAGTGGTTTCGGGATGAAAATTTGCAAGATAGTGTAGTGGTTGATAGGGACGACGGTCCCGATACGTCTACTGATTATTTGTTGTTGAGACGTGGCAAGCGGCATGATTATTTTACGTCATGTTTGCCGTTTACCCAAAAGGGTACGGCGATTTCGTTGCCGCTTGGTGTTTCGGCGCCGATCGAAGGTCCGGCGCCGGTTGTTTTGGAAGGCGATGGCATTCCAAGTTTTGATGTCACGGGTGGTACCTTCAATATGGAGGCGAATTCTACGGATGAGCATGTGCGTATGAAGGGTAACGTGACTGCTGTGTCGGATTTGAAGTGGAACGACACGGCGTTGCGGCTGGATCTGTCTGGCCTAACCGCGAATCTGGCGACTGCTACGGCGGCCACTATTAATCAGATTCGGGAGGCTTTTCAGATTCAGCGTTTGCTCGAGCGCGATGCGCGAGGTGGTACTCGGTATACCGAGATTGTTCGTAGTCATTTTGGCGTAGTTTCTCCGGATCAGCGTTTGCAGCGTCCGGAGTATTTGGGCGGTGGTTCCACGCGGATTAATGTTAGTCCGGTGGCGGTAACCGCTGACACTAGCGGTTCGGTTATTGGTGATTTGACCGGATTTGTGACCGCTAGTTTTGAAGGGCTCGGTTTTATGAAGTCGTTTACCGAGCACTGTGTTATTTTGGGTCTGGTGAACGTTCGTGCTGATTTGAATTATCAGCAGGGACTGAACAGGATGTTTTCTCGGCAGACCCGTTTTGATTATTTCTGGCCGGCGTTGGCTCACCTGGGTGAGCAGTCGGTGTTGAACAAGGAAATTTTCGTTGTGGATCCCGGAGGGACTGATGACAACGTTTTTGGATTCCAAGAGAGGTATGCGGAGTATAGATACAAGCCCTCCGGTACTACGGGGAAGATGCGTTCGACTGCGGCGGCGCCGCTCGATAAGTGGCATCTGGCGCTTGATTTTTCTGTGGTTCCGGTTTTGAACGCTACGTTCATTGAGGATAACCCTCCGTTTTCTCGTGTGATTGCTGTTACGGCGGAGCCGGAGTTTTTTGGTGATTTTTATTTCGATTTGAAGTGTGCCCGGCCTATGCCGACGTTTAGTGTTCCTGGCATGGTTGACCATTTCTAGTGTGTAAACATAGATGGGTCATTAGTAGTTTGCGCGGGATTGTTTATTGCAAACATTGCAGGATTTTGAAGGAGGATTAGATGGCCGGTTTTGGTGCTGTTGGCGCTATTGGTGGTGCGATTGCACAGCCTATAGCTGCGCATTTTGCGCAGAAGCGTGCGTTTAAGTACACCAAGAAGATGATGAAGAATAAATGGCAATGGGAGGTTGCCGACCTTATTGCTGCGGGTTTAAACCCGATCCTTGGTTATACGAAAGGGGGCCCGTCGATCGGTCCGTCGGGGATTCCAAGTATTGCCGGTGGCATGGGTGCCACGGCTATTGGAGCTGCGAAGCTTCGTGAGGAGCTGCGGATTTTGCGCGCGACTGCTGATAGGACGGAGGCTGAGGTTCCGAAGACCGCCGCTCAGACTAAGAAGCTCGAGCTGGAAGTGACGGAGTTTCCGCCTACGATTGGCGGAGTTGGCCGTCGTATTTTGGAAGGGGTCGATGTTAAGAAGGCTGGTGAAGGCCTTCTGAAGTTTATTGGAGAGGCCCCGAAGTGGATTCGCGATCGGTTTAAGGCGGCTGCAGACCGATGAGCGATCGCGTTTTTCACCCGTCTGGTGGTCCGATGCTTACTAAGCAGTCCGAGAAGGACTCTACGGACGTTAATTTGATTATGGATTCTTGGATCCATGCGGGTGCTGCTGTTGCTGGTCACCTGAACCCCGGTGTGGGGTCGTATGGTGATTTTTCTAGTGGTATTGACTACCACGCCGCGCTTGACGCGGTTAAGGCCGCTGATGCGGCTTTTATGAGTTTGCCACCGCAGGTTCGGAGTCATGTGGATAATGACTCTGGCAAGTTTTTGGATCTGATGTTTGATCCTGGGAGGAGCGATGAGCGAGAGAAGCTTGGGCTGGCAAAGCCGAAGGCTGTTGTGGTGCCTGAAAAGGTTGAGAAGGTACCTGCTCAGCCCGTTGTAGATCCTCCCAAGGGGGCCGTAGTTGATCCGGCCCCCGCCGGCGGCGATGGTCCGAAGAGCGCGGATCCCGCCGCCGGTTTATTTGATTGAGTGGGGCTTATGCCCCACGTTCACAGTTTGTTTACTTGATGTTAACTGTGTGGACTGACCGGGGTTCCCGGGAAGGACTGTTTTTCTGGAGGTTTCAATGGCGTATCGTAAGAAGATGTCTCGTAGAGGTAACCGGAAGAATTTTAAGCGAGGTACGCGTGTGAAGGCGAAGAATATGCGCGCGCGGCCGATGCGTGGCGGTTGGCGTTTGTAGTGGTTTGTTTCCACCCGCTCACCGCCTATAGAGCCCAAGGGGGGAAGGTCGTCTTTAATCCGAAGGATGGATGGGGCGACCGTCCCTTGGAGCTCGCTTGTGGTCAGTGTCAAGGCTGCAGGTTGGAGCGTTCGCGACAGTGGGCGATTCGGTGCGTGCACGAAGCCCAGCTGCATAAGCAGAATTGCTTTATTACCTTGACGTATTCCAATGAGAATCTTCCGAAGGATGGTTCTTTGTGTCTGGCTGATTGGCAGAAGTTTGCAAAGCGGCTCCGGCATAAGGCCGGGCCGTTTCGATTTTTTCATTGCGGCGAGTACGGAGAGGTTAATCTCCGTCCTCATTATCACGCTTGTGTGTTTGGATTGGATTTTATTGCTGACCGAGGTTTGTGGAAGGATACTGGTAAGTTTCCTTTGTTTCGTTCTCCGTTGCTTGATGAGACCTGGGGTCTTGGTTTTGCGACTGTTGGAGCGATGTCTTTTAAGAGCGCGGCGTATGTTGCGCGGTATGTAATGAAGAAGGTGAACGGTGACCTGGCCGCGGAGCGGTATGGTCGTGTTGATGAAGAGACCGGTGAGGTCTATTTTGTTAGGCCGGAATATGTGACTATGTCACGGCGGCCGGGTATTGGTTCTGCTTGGTTTGAGCAGTTTAAGGCGGATGTTTATCCGTCTGATGAAGTTGTGCACGAGGGGAAGAGGTATCGACCCCCGAGGTTTTATGATTGTCAGCTCGAAGCCGATGAGCTGGACGTGTACAAGGTGAAGCGGCGAAGAGCTGTGTTGAAGCGGGGCAAGGAGTTGACTCCTGCCCGCTTAGTTGTTCGTGAGAAGTGTTTGGAAGCTAGTATGAAGGTATTTGCTCGTGACCTTTGAGTGTTATTTTATTTGTCCATTTTGTATGGAGGAGTTTTGAGTGTTTACTTTTATGGTTTATAGTGTTTTTGATTCTAAGGTAGGAGCGTATTTGCTTCCTTTTTTTTCGAAGAATAGAGCTGTTGCTCTTAGGAGTTTTACTGCTGCTTGTACTGATGAAGGTTCTGACTTTCATCGGTTTGCCGGCGACTATACGTTGTTTGAGATAGGCGAGTGGGAGCCGGAGAAGGGGATTTATACCCCGTTGGATACGAAGATCAGCTTGGGGCTGGCTTCGGAGTTTTTGGCTATTGAAACGATGATGAGTGATCAGGGAGTTTCGTAATGGCAAGAACGGTTTCTAGAGAGTCTGGAGTTACTTATGGGCAGCATAGTTTTGCCCAGATACCGCGTGCGGAGATCCAGCGATCGGTGTTTAATAGGTCTTGTGGTCTCAAGACCGCTTTTGATTCGGGGCTGTTGGTCCCGATTTTTGTTGATGAGGCGTTGCCTGGCGACACGTTTACGCTGAAGGCGAGTTCGTTCGTTCGTATGGCTACGCCGATTTTTCCAGT